AGAAAGATAATTAATTTAAATCAAGTTTATAATTTCAAAAAGATATTCATAGATGATGGTGGTTTTGGGGTTGCAATATTTGACCAACTTCTCCAGGAAGAAGAAACCAGAAGAAAGGTTATCCCAATTAACAACGCAAGCCGCAGCTTAGATAAAGACACCTGGAAAAAAAGATTATTAAAAGAAGATTTATACAATAATCTTTTAAGATTAATGGAAAGAGCAGAAATTAAGTTATTGTGGGATGATGAGGTTAAACTCTCACTAAGAAGTATTCAGTATGAGTTTGTCAACGGCAAAATGAGAATTTTTGGAAATTATTCTCATGTTGTTGAAGGATTGATTAGAGCGGCTTGGGGAGCAAATAAGAAACAATTAAATATGCAGTTTCACTGGGTTTAATATGGAAAAGATTGAGCCAAAAACAAAACTTCAAAAAAAAGATGACGCTTACATATTAGAAGACAAGGATTATTTATTAATAACTGCAATTCAAGAACTCATAACACAAATTAAAAGGTTGGGTTTAAGATAATGGCACACACTGGAATATTTGCAACTTCAGACGAGATACTTGTAAAAGCAGGAGAGCATTATGATATAAGTATAACAGAAGCAAGAATAAACGCTCTTTGTCTTCAAATTGAAAATTATATTAATGTGAGATGTGAATATAACTTTTCAGATAATTTTGCTAGTTTAAATGTTGATGTTAAATATTTACTCTCACAGGCAGCTTCTGACTTAATCGCAATCTATATGATAATTTATAATATGACTGGTTATACTGGAATAGGATATGCAGAAGATATGATTAATGTTTTAAATGCTTCTGCTGAAAAATCACTTAAACTTTTGGAAGATAAAGATAAACAATCTTTCATGGCAGGGGCATAAAATGAGTTTAAATTATGGATTATTAAAACCATCTCCTAATTTAATAAATTTCAGTTATTCTGATTTTGCGAGTGGGAGAGGGATGCAGTTGTTTAATGGTGGAACCGTTTCACCATCAAATTACATTATTACAGATAATGTTTATTATTCCCATGATATAACTACAACCACATCACAGACAACAGGGGGAACAGAAACAGGACAGCAGGATTTGGATTTTGATACAGAATTAAAACTGCCGAGAATTATAGATGGCAAGGTTTTAGTTAATGTTACTGGTGGGGTGTCTACCGACGGAACAAATGGAACTTTAAATGTTTATTATAAAATTCAAGTTAGAAAATGGGATGGTTCAAGCGAGACAGTTTTAGGAACTCAGCAATCTTCTACATGGACTGAAGCGATAGGTGGTGGTGCCGTTAAAGACAGAACTTTTGCTATAGAAGTTAGTGTAACAAATGAGTTAATCAAAGCAGGAGAAACATTAAGAATAAATGTTGAGATGTGGGGATGGGGTCCAAGTAATGCCTGGCAATTTATAACAGCACACGACCCTATGGAAAGAGATGACCCTAATGCAGTAATTGCTAACAATAGCCCTAAAGCATTAAAAGTGTGGATACCTTTTAAAACATCAATATAAAATGCCAACATCAGACATAACACAAACAACAACCGCAGACATGAGCTCTGTGACTGAATTTAGTGTTGATAGTCAGGACACCGACGGAGTTGGAGCAGGAGAAACAAAATACGATAATCCTGACTTTACAAAATGGCTCGGCTATTATAAGACAACTGCAATTAAGAAACCGATTGATGCTTATGCAACCTGGGTAACTGGGAGAGGGTTGGATGAGACAGACACAAGAACAAAAGTTTTATTAGATAATTTTAAAGGCTGGGGAGAGGATAACTTCCTGGCGATTATTTGGAATATGCTTGTTGTTAAGAAGTTTAACGGAGATAGTTATGCTCATGCAATTAGAAATGACAAGGGAACTCTAATTAATCTTAAACCTCTTAATGCTGGGAGAATGACTAACATTGTGGGGCAGGATGGAGTTATTATAAGATATGAACAAAGGCTGGCAAACGGCAAAACCAGAAAATACAAGCCAAATGAGATTTTACATTTATGCAATGACAGAATAGCCGACGAAATCCACGGAGTTCCTGTTTGCGAAGTTGCAGAGTGGGGAATACTTGCAAGAAAAGAGGCATTAGCAGATTTGAAAAGAGTAACCCACATAAGCATGGTTAGGGTTCTTTATGTTGATATTAATGATAAAGCAAGATTAGCAGATCTCAAAAGAGATTATCCCGACGCTATAAACTCCCATAACTTATTAATTCTTCCAGTAAAGCCAGAGGATGCGAAGTTTGAAGACTTGCAAGTTCCCCCAATCGGAATTATTTTAGAATATGTCAGATATATTGAAAACTCATTTTATAAAGATGTTGGAATGCCAAAATCCTTAACTGGCGACGCTGAGGGCATTCCTGAAAGCGGGGGAAAGATGGCTTACTTAAACCACGAGCCAATTTATAACAGAGAAGTTACAGAGTTAGAGGCTGACTTATGGAACCAGCTGGCCTTAAGAGTTAAGTTCAAAAGACAAGCCTCACTTATGGATAGTGTTAATAATCAAGAAAATAAAAACAACAATCAGACACAGGCTGCACAGCCATCTGATGTAACAGCATAATGCCAATAAGAAAAAAAGGAACACGAGAAGAAGAAGAACGGAGAAGAAAGAAGTTAGAGTTAGAAGCAGATCCAGAAAGACAAAAGAGAATAAAAGAGGGAACTAAGTTTATTAAAGAAAGGGAAAAGAGAGCGTCTGTTATGGCTCCTGGTGGGGTTCCAACTAAGAGACAGAGAGAACAAGCCGCTGCAGATGTTATAGCAAGAGAGCAACAATTACAAGAAGAAAGTCAAAGGAAAGAAGAACAGGTATTAGCAGCGGAACAAATCCCAAGACAAGAAGAAATCTTAGAAAGAGAAAAAGGATTAAGAGAAGAAACAATAACTCCTGAACTGCCAGCGCCTAAAGAAGAAATTGGGATTTTAGGAAAGGCTTATAATTACATAGACACTTTAGGCGGAGTTATCCCTGATTATGAAGCAGAGGGAATTGATATAAAACAAGGAACTATTCCTGTTAGTTTTGGCGGTGGGGCAATGGCTATTAAAGCGAGTAAATCACTTTTGAATACTCAAAAAATAGCCACAGGAGCAAAATTTACTAAATTTTGGAATGGAATGAGAACAGTTCTAAAAAGTAAAATAACTCAAAAATTAGGAAAATGGACAGGGATAGGATATGTTTTAATGACTGAAAGGAGTTTGAGCAGTATAGACGCAGCACTTAGTCAGGTTAGAGAAAGTTTAACTTTGCCTGTTCAGATGGCGGCAATTGACCAAGATTACAGAGGAGCATTTGATAAGATAACAGATTATGAAGAAGATATTTTAGAGTATGAAAGCATGGTTAAAGATAGAGAAAATTACACTCCATCAGCTGTCTTTGGCGGCAGAACCTTGCCTATTAATCAAAGAATAAAGAAATTAAGAGATGCGATAGAGTTGGCAAGAGACCAGATAGCAAAGTTAGAGGCTGCGAATGTGCTTTTAACAGACGAAGAACTGGCTCTCGCATTAGAGAATATTAATAAAGTCTTAGGTGACTTTGGAGAACCAAGTAAATTTTTAGGATTTATATGATGGGAGAACTTATAATTGCAATTATTGAAGGGTTGGTTATAGGTTCACTTATTGCATTAATATTATAATGGAAGAAACACAAATTATTAATTTAATCGGGACATTAGGTTTCCCTATTGCTGTTTGTATATATCTTTTGCTGGAGAGAGGCAAGACAACAAAAGAGTTAATCATAGCAATAAGAGACCTGACTTTGATGGTTAAATTAAAACTCAAAAAATAAGTGAAAGGAGGTAAAAACAATGGATGAAAAAGAAACAACTGAGGAGAAAAAACCAGAGGGAACAACTGGAACAGAAGATGAGGGGAGCCAGCCTAAAGCAGTTACTCTCATTGACCAGGCAAACTCTGCATCAGAAAGGTTGGAAAAAGCCAACGAAAGAAAAGCAGAACTTTTAAGACAAGAAGAAGAACTAATGGCAAAGAGAGCTCTGGGCGGAAACTCTGAGGCAGGGCAATCTGTAGAAAAGAAAGAAGAAACTGCCCTTGAATATAAGGACAAAGTAATGTCAGGAAATTTGTAAAATGGCTGAAGATTTAAAAGTGAAATTTGGAAATGATGAGATGATTCTCTGGAGAGATTTGATAGAAGCGAGAAAAATTGATAAAAAAAATAGTGAGAATAATCTTATATCTTTCAGGGCTGTTCTAACAATGGCAGAAGAAAAATTCAAAAAAGCAAAAAAAGAATTTAATAAAAAATAGTTAAACGGCTCACCGAATAACCAAAACCTTTAAATAGTTTATTTTTATCTTTGTTTTATGACAAATGAA